GCACATCCTGTACGGCCCGCTGGGAGCCCCGGGCACCGGCATGCTGCCCAAGGACAGCATCGAGGACTCATCGCCTCGCCGCGGGCTTCCTGATGCGCTGGACACGCAGTTGATTCGATGGGGCGGCGGCGGCGATGTGCAGACCGGGGTCTCCCAGCTCAACTACAAATCCAACGATCAGGGCCGCGAAAAGTGGCAGGGCCCGACGCTCCACGGTGTCTGGATGGACGAGGAGCACGACGAGGATGTGTATAACGAGGGCTGGACGCGCACCAACGTGCACATGGGCCTGGTGGTGACTACGTTCACGCCGCTCAAGGGCCGCACCAGCGTGGTGAATCGATTCATGCTCGATAAGCCACCAGGCTGCCATTTGACCATGATGACGATTGAAGACGCACTGCACTACACCGCTGAGCAGCGTACTGAGATCATTGCAGGGTATGCGCCGCACGAGCGCGATGCGCGAGCCCGCGGCATTCCGATCATGGGGAGCGGCCGAGTGTTTCCGATCGACCAAGATGAGATCACCTGCAGCGCGTTTGAGATCCCCAAGCACTGGGTGCGAATTGGTGGCCTCGACTTCGGCTGGGATCATCCAAGTGCGGCTGTGCAACTGGCATGGGACCGCGATGCCGACGTGATCTATGTCATCAGCGCGCACAAGCAGCGCGAGCAGACGCCCGCGATGTTCGCGGCCAGCGTCAAGCCCTGGGGACCGCTGCCCTGGGCATGGCCACACGACGGCCTGCAGCACGATAAGGGATCGGGTGAGCAGCTAGCCAAGCAGTACAAGGCGCAGGGGCTGGATATGCTCGGCACGCGCGCTACATTCGAGGACGGCACTCATGGCGTAGAGGCCGGCGTTGCCGAGATGCTGGATCGCATGCAGACAGGCCGCTGGAAGGTATTTGCCCACCTTTCGCAGTACTTCGAGGAGCACAACCTCTACTATCGCAAGGACGGGCTGATCGTGAAAAAGGGCGACGACATCATGAGCGCCGCACGCTACGCGATGATGATGCGACGGCACGCACGCACGATGAGCAAGGTAGTGCGCCAAAATCGATCAGTTAACGCCCACGGCGGGCAGGGGTGGATGGGATGACCATTTAGATTTTGTAAACGTTTAGAAAAAGTGATCTAATCCATGGATGGATGAAAAAGACGGCCAGCCTTTCAACCCCGACGGAATTCCTAAAGGAAACGTTGGGCGGATGGTGATTGGTCAGATGCCGCCCGCATACCGCAAGGGCAAGCACCGTGGCCGCAAGGCTGGCAGCAAGAACAAGCCAAAGCCGCCCAAGCCTCCTGAAATCGACCAACTCGCCACGCTCAAGGCCGAGCTACAGGCCCTGCGCGCCATCGTCCAGGACTGCTGTGCACTGCTGCTGCAGGCATCCACCATCCGCATCGGCCAGATGGACAGCGAGAGTCGTGTAGCGGACCTGACCAAACAGCAGAGCGCATTGGCCGGCGAGGCGTATACGCGGCTGCGGAGCATGCTGTAAGTGGCCAGCGGCTACCCCAACCGCGAGGCCAAGCCAGCCATCACGCTGGATGAAATTTTCCTCGAGGCCAAGGAACGATTCGCGATCGCTGAGGAGTACGAGAGCAGCAACCGGCAATCGGGCCTGGATGCGCTGCGATTCCGGTACGAGGACCAGTGGGACAGTGGCGTTCGCAAGCAGCGCATGGTGGAGGCGAGGCCCTGCCTGACCATCAATCACACGGACGCCAATTGCCTGCGGGTGCAAAACCAGCTCAAGCAGCAGCGCCCGCGCATCAAGGTGCAGCCCATGGGAGGCGCTGCGAGCGTCGAAAAGGCTGGCGTGATCCAGTCCCTGATGCGGCACATCCAGAATCTCAGCAACGCCGAGGCAGCCTATGACGAGGGCGTACGCAGCGCCCAAGACATCGGCTGGGGATACTGGGAGATCGTTGGAAAGTACTGCGACCCGAAGAGCTTCGATCAGGATCTGTGGATCAAGATGATCGACAACTCCTTCACGTGCTACGACGACCCGAGCGCGTGCACGCCGTGTGGTGAGGCGCGGCAGTGGTTTCTGATCACGGGCAAGATGTCGCGCGCGCAGTATCAGCGCGAGCATCCCAAGGCGCCGAATGCGGCCTGGAATCGTGCAGCGATCGGTGATGAGAATTACGAGTGGGAGACGCGCGATCAAGTGCGCATCTGCCGGTATTTTCGCATCCACGAAGTCGCCGACACGCTCGTGATGATGGTCGACGGGCGCACGGCACTGAAGTCCGAACTGCCGAGCGATGAAGTGCAAGCGGCAACTGGCTGGGTGCCATTCGTCGATGCCCGCGGCAACCAGAAAACGCGGCCGACCACGCGCGCTCAGGTGCAGGTATACAAGCTCGGCGGCACCCAGGTGCTCGAAAAGCGCGACCTGCCGGGCAAATACATCCCCGTGGTGCGTTGCCTGGGCAACCAGGTGAACATTCAGGGCCGCATCCTGCGCTGGGGCATGGTCAAAAACATGATGGACCCGGCGCGCATGTTTAATTACTGGGAGAGCGCCGCTGCCGAGCTGGTTGCACTCGCGCCCAAAGCTCCGTGGGTGGTCGCCGAGGGGCAGACGGACAATCATCCCGAGTGGGATGATGCCAACCGCAGGGCCTACAGCAAACTCGTCTATACGCCCGTCGTGGTCGATGGCGTGCCTGCTCCGCCACCGATGCGCCAGCCGCCAACACCAGTGCCTGAGGGCCAGCGCAACGCCGCGCAGATGGCGTTGATGAATCTCGTTGCCATGGCCGGCATGCCGATGGAAAACCCCATCGAGCAAGGCCGCGTGGTGAGTGGCAACAAATACCTGCAGCGTCGCCAGCGTGAGCGGGACCTGATGCACTTTCAGTACAGCGACAACCAGGCGATGGCCGTGATCTGGACCGGCATCATCCTGCTGGATCTCATCCCTTCCTACTACGACACCGACCGCATGCAGCGCATCGTGGGCGAGGATGGGACCGCGAGCATGGTGCGCATCAATGGCTCGGGCCAGGATGAGGCTGCCGAGCAGGGCGGGATCTATCAGATTGCCAAGAATCTGAAAGACGGCACCTACGATATCGTGATGGATGCCGGCCCAGACTACCGCACAGCTCAGGAGGAGGGCGCCGAGGGCATGTTGGGCCTGCTGGACACGCCGCTCGCCCCCAAGATTGCCGAGCGCGGCGCGGATCTCGTGATCCGCAACATGCCATTCGCAGGCAGCCAGGAGCTTGCGGACCGCATGCTGCCCGACACGCCGGAGGGCATGAAGAAAGTCATGGATGGCATGCCACCACAGGCCCGCTCGCTCGTGATGGCGCTCCAACAGCAGGTGCAGCAGCTCACGCAGGTCACGCAGCAGCAGGCGCTGGAGATCAAATACAAGGGCACCATTGCTGCCGCGCAGATCGAGAGCGCGCATGAGAAGTCAGTGCGCGAGGACAAGACCAAGCGCATCGACATCGCTACCAAGTCCGAGACGGCACGCGACGTCGCCGAGATTGGCGCTGCTGCGCAGCTGCTGAACTCGCAACTGGAGTCGGCGAGCGAAGAGAAAATGGCCGACAAGCTGATCAAGAAAGGGGTCGAGTGATGGCAGCAGTAGTAGTCACCTCTCATGGCCTGCAGCAGCTCGCCCAGACCGGCAAAGCCGAGCCCACCGAGGCCCTGCCGCCCATGCGCCGGGAGGTGATTGCCCTCAAAAGGGCGGGCACACCACCACTCGATCCTTCAGTAAAAGTTGACGATCCGCCCAAGGATGGGGTACAAGCAAATGGCGCGGCTCCTACCGCGAGGCCAGCACCTAAGGAATTGTCCGAGGAGGATCTCCCCGAGCATGCCCGCAAGGTGATTGGCAAAAAGCACCGGGAAATGAAAGAGGCGACTGAGTTCGCCGAGTTCCAACGACTCGGACGGCTCACCGCAGAAAAAAGGGTTCAGGAATTGGAGGCGCAGCTTGCAAAAGCGACGCCGGCCAAGACCGAAGAACCCAACCGGGCGCCGGCCGACAAGCCAAAGCCAGAAGACTTCGCGAATGTTGCCGAGTACACCGACGCTTTGACTGATTGGAAGTTGGAGCAGCGCGACCAGCAACGGGCTCACAAGCAAGCTGAGAGTGAAGAAGCCACGCGCCAGACCAAAGCGTCTGAAACATGGCAAACACGCCTCGCTGCAGTGATGGAGTCGAACCCGGACTTTGAATCTGTCGTCACCACAGCCTTCAACGGCGCCGATGGCAAGATCGCAAAGACCGTCATCGACTACATCGAAGAGTCCGAAGTAGGTCCGCAGCTGCTCTATCACCTGGCCAATCACGCCGATGAATACGCGACATTTCGCTCGCTGCCCGCAGCGAAGGCCATTGGCTTTCTCGGGCGACTGGAAGCGAAGCTTGAGGCTGGCGCGCAGGCATCCAAAGATCCCGCACCAAAACCACAGGCTGCCGCTCCAGTGAAGAAAGTGTCACAGGCGCCAGCGCCAATCGACACCTCTGTGGGCTCGGCCGAAGTGGTCCGCAAGGATCCCGGTGAGATGACCACTCAGGAGTATCTCGCGATGAAGCGGTCCGAAAGGAAATCGCGCGCGAGGTGAGTCGAGAGGTGGTGGCCATTTACTGGAGCCATCACCTTGCCGAACAATCTCCTGACTATCAGCTACATCACCAACGATTCGTTGGATGTGCTGGACAACATGTGCGTCATGTCCGGGTGTTTCACCCGAGAATACGACGATCGCTTTGCAGTCTCAGGCGCCAAAATCGGTGCAACCGTCAACGTCCGCCGGCCTCCTCGCTACCGCGGTACGTTCGGCCCGGCGCTCAACGTCGAGGACAGCAACGAGACGTTCATTCCCGTCACCCTGCGCAATCAGTTTCACGTGGACATGCAGTTCACGACGCAGGACATGCTGCTCAGCATCGACAACTTTCGCGAGCGATTCATCACGCCGGCAGTCGAGGCTGTGGCCAACCGCATCGATTCGGATGGCGCCAACTTCGCCTATCAAAACATTCCCAACGCTGTTGGAACGCCGGGTGTGCCCGCGGCATCGTTCCTAACTTACGCCATTGGCAATGCCATCCTGGACGCTGAGGCGTGTCCCGGCGGGCCGCGCAACTGCGTGCTGGATCCTTTGACTTCGGCATTCGCCGCAGACGGCATCAAGGGCCTCTACAACCCGCAGGCCAACATCAGCGAGAACTTTCGTCGCGGCTTCGTGGCCACGAAGACGGCGGGGCTGGAATGGTGGAGGGACCAGAACATCGTCAGTTTCACCACCGGCGCACAGGGTGGCACCCCACTGCTGACGGCGAATACCGGTGGTGCTTTTCTCACGACCGGCTGGGTCCAGGATGGATTCATCCAAACGAACGGCTGGACGGCCAGTACCGGCGTGGTCAAGGTCGGCGATATCATCCAGCTCGCTGGCGTGTTCCCCGCCAACCCACAGAGCCGCACGCAGTACGGCACGGCGCAGAAACAGTTCGTCGTGATCCCGCCGGCTGGCTACGAGAACCAGCCAAACGGGCCTGCAACGCCGGGTTTGCGCTTCGCTGCTGCCACGCTGACCAGCGGCACTTTCGACGCCTCCACCGGTATCTACACCTCAGGCGGCGGTGCTGGCGCACTGTCGATTCGCATCGCTGAGGCAGTGATCACCGGCGGCCAGTTCCAAAACGCTGTCACGACCGCTGCGTTCACTGCCACGGCTGCACTCACTGTCAACGGCGGCACTGGCAACGCATCCAAGGTCTCTCCGCAAGGTCTCATCCTGCACAAGTCGTGCATTGCGCTGGCGGTCGCAGACTTGCCGCTGCCAGGTGGCGTCGAGATGGCTGCGCGTGCAAGCGACAAGGACACCGGGCTGAGCATTCGGCTCGTGCGCCAATACACCATCAACAACGATGCCGAGCCGACGCGGTGCGATGTCCTCTATGGATTCGACCGTGTTTACAACCAGCTCGGCGTACGAGTCCAAGGCTAAGGAGCAACAACATGCCTTCAGTAAATCCAGGGCCGTCGGTCACGCAGACCGGCAACACCCTATCGACGCTGACGCCCGTCAGCACAAGCAATCTGCCCGTTCCGGTCGGGGCACAGGCATTGCGCCTGCTCGGCGTGGTCAAGGGACTGTCGGTTGCGACGGTCGGCGATCCGATCCAGATGCAGATCATCAACTCACTCACGTGGGTGCCGACTGTGGTGATCACGGCAAATGCCAACGTGACCATGGCCACCGCAACCGTGGGGCTCTACACCGCGGCCGCAGCGGGCGGCACTGCAGTTCTGACGGTCGCAGCGCTCACCGGCCAGACCACCAATGCCTTTGTCTACGTCCGGGCGGCGACCGCCGTGGCAGCCGCACAGACGGCTCAAACGCTGTTCGTCAACGTGGGCGTCGCAGTCGCAACTGGCACAGTCGATCTGTACCTGTATGGCTACGACCTGTCGGCATTGCCGTAAAGGAGCATCACATGCCCGGCCCATCAACCAACCCCATCGGCAGCGTGAAATACCTCTTCACGGTCTCCGTGACTGTTGTCGCAGGAGCGGCGCTCGCGGCTAACACCACCACAAGCCGAACGTACAATGTTCCAGGTCTGGACGTTGGCTTCGACCACGTGGTGGTCAACAAGCCATCTGCCACACCGACCGGTGTGGGCATCGTCAACGCAAGAGTGTCTGCCGACGATACCCTTGAAATCACCTTCGGCAATTTTTTGGCTACGACGCCATCACTGCCAACGACCGAGGACTATCTCGTCCTCGTGACACGGCATGACTACCCGGATCGGCCCAGCGTTCCGCGTGGATTCACGTGAACGAACTCCGCGCATTCTCCCCGGCCTACACCCGCACCGGCCTTGGGGGAACCCCAGCCGGTCGGCTGTTGCCGAGCGTCACGGTGGCAGCGGTGGACGCGACGGCGGTGGCGAGTGCGATATTTCCGGGGCAGCTGTCCAACAACAGCTTCGTGCAGTTTCAGATCTCCAACAAGACTGCCGCTTGGCAGCATGTGAGCTTTGGAATTCTCGGCGCTGTCGTACCGGCAACTCTCAATGACTATCCCGTGGCGCCCGGCAGCGTCGTGGTGGTCACCGTCGATCCTGAGGTGAATGCTGCATCGGTGTTCTCCAACGGCGCACCCGGCGCAGCCACCTCTGTTGTATTTACCCGCGGCGCAGGGATGTAGCGTGGTCATCAAAAATGCCAGTTCGATGGACCCAGCCAGCGACCCGATGGTGGTCACCGGTGCCTGGACATTCACGGCTGGCATAACTGTCGGCAACGTCGTCGACAACCCGGTGTCCACTTTCCTCGGCACGGGCCTGATCTCGCTCGGCGGCGGGCTCACTGCCGTTGGCAACATCTCAGCCGCTCGATTCGCACCCACGGGCAGTTCTTTGCCCACCAATGGCATGTATCTGCCGTCTGCCGGCACTGTTGGTATCTCGGCGAACAACGCGCTCAAGCTATCGATCGCCAACGGTTCGGTCAGCTCGCAGGTTGTTTACACCTGCGCCGCCGCAGGCTCGGCAGCCTCGCCAGCCTACGCCCTCACCTCGGGCAATGGCATGTACCTGGGTGGTGGTGGCGGCGTTGCTATTTCGTCTGGATCTTCGCAGCGTGCGCTGTTTGATTCGGGCCTGACGACCATCATCGGCAGCCTTTCCTTGAGCACCCTGGGCACGGGGTTTCAGGTCAAGGAGGGTGCAAACGGGCGCATGGGCGTAGCCACGCTGGTCGGCGGCACGGTGACGGTGAACAACACCAGCGTCACGGCCAACTCGCGCATATTCCTGAGCAGATCGACCACGGGCGGTGTCGTTGGACATCTGTCCTACACGATCATCGCCGCCACATCCTTCACGATCACCGCAAGTGTCGGGACAGACACCAGCACCATCAACTGGCTGATACTCGAGCCCGCCGCATGACCACTACTCTCACGACGCCGATCTCCGTAACTGTCACCAAAGCGACAGTCGATGCCTGGGACTTGCGAGTGGCTCGGGTACTACCGGGGCTGACGGTCAATCTCGCCGACAGTCGTTTCGACGTCACGGTGGTCAATCGGCTTGCCAGCGGAGTGGAGGTAAGCCGCACGGAGGTGCAGTTTCCGCTGTCCGAGGTATCCGCCGGCACGCTCACAGTGCTGCGCAATTTCCATCTGCAAGTCATCGCGTACGTCAAAGCCAATGGCGCACTGCCGGCCGGTACCGACACGGCAGACCTGTGACCACTGCCAATCAACTCATCTTTGGCGCGCTGCTCAACATCAATGCGTATGCGCCGGGTGAGAGCCTGCGCGCAGCCGATTCAGCCAATTCCCTCGAAGTTCTAAACGATCTGCTGGAGTCATGGGGCAACGATCGCGCGCAGGTGTACTGCACCAACGAGGATGTTTTCACCTTCACCGCCGGCCAATACGAGTACACGGTCGGCAACTACGACGCGGGCCAGTTCGCAGGCACGGTAACAAGCGCGAGTCCAACGATCACCGGCGTGACAGTTCCAGCAGACATGATCGTGCGGGGCGACTTGAGCGGGACCGGGATCCCGACGGGTACTACTATCCTGTCGACGAATCCAGGCGCAGGTACGATTCTGATGTCGGCGAATGCGACGCTGAGTCCCGGCGTGCAGCAGATTCGCTACACCATTCCCGGTGACTTCAAGATGAGCCGGCCGTTGCGTGTGTTGGACTCGTTCACGCGCATCAACAGCGGCACTGCAGCGCTCGATTATCCAATCACGGTGACCTCGCGAGAGCGCTACATCGAGATTGGATTCAAGGCCATCACATCGCCGTGGCCGGTGGCCATGTGGTACAACCCGATGATGCCGCTGGGCATGCTGTCGTTCTACGAGGCCCCGCAGAGTGGTGGTGAGTTGCATCTGTACTCGGATGTGCTGCTCACCGGCTTTCCTCTGCTCACCACTGATGTGCGCATGCCGCAGGGGTACAGCCGAATGATCAAGTGGGTGCTCGCCAAGGAGTTGGCGCCGCAGTTCGGGAAGGAATGGTCATTGCCGCACGAGAACAACATGAAAGCCGCGCTCATGAATGTGCGGCAGATCAACAAGCAGCCGGTGCCGGTGGCCTCGTTTGATGCGGAGTTGTATGGAAGCGGGCGCAACGACGCGGGCTGGATCAACAACGGTGGATTTCGGTGAGCTACGGTGGCGTGGACTTCGGCTTTGTCGGCCAGGCCTACGAAGCCGCCGACACCGATCAGGACACGCAGCGCCTGATCAATTGGTACGTCGAGGTGAGCAAGGACGGCAAGTCCAAGACGCCCACCGCACTACTCGGCTGTCCAGGCCTCAACAATGTCCAACAACTCGATAACCCCGGACCGGTGCGCGGTGCCTGGGTGCTGCCGGGCGGACAGAAAGCGATCGTGGTCAAGGGCGACACGGCGTATTTGATCACTGTGACGGCGCCGCCCACGCAGACTTCAATCGCTCAGTTCGCGCATGCGCCCTTGGGGGGACTACTCACCAGCAGCGGCCCTGTTGTGATACGAGACAACGGCGCCGGCGGCCATGTTGTGATGGTCGATGGTCCATACGGTTACTACTACCGCCTGGATCCGGTGGTAGTGTTCACGTTCACAGCGACGCCGACGCTGGGAAGCTTCGATTTGCCCTATATCGGCACCTTGCCAACTCAGTTGATTGTAGGGCAGAGCCTCGCTGGTGCTGGCATCAATGCGCTTGCCAAGGTTGCATCGGTTAGTTCATCACTCGGCATCATCACCATGACGCATGCCGCAACGGCATCGCCGGGCGCCACAATAATCACTGGAATCCCAAACATCTTTGACCGACTCACGGACCCGGCATTCCTTGGCGCTGATCGTGTGGAGTTCATCGACGGCTGGCTGATATTTAATCAGCCTGGAAAACAGAACTTTTATACGAATGCGCCGGTGCCCTACACGCTGTTGTTCGACGGGCTTTTCTTTGCAAAGAACGATAGCTCCAGTGACAACATCGTCACGTTGGAATCGCTCAACCGCGATCTGTGGATCGTCGGCGAGCGACACAGTGAGATATGGTTTGATGCCGGCGGCTCACAGTTTGCGTTCCAACGAATCCCTGGCGCTGCCCCTGAGATCGGCTGCGCGGCGAAGCACAGCATCACCAAGGCAGGCGACACGCTCATGTGGCTGGCGCAGTCGGCACGCGGTGGCGTCAGCGTGATCAAGACCCAGCAATACACGTGGGATGAGGTCACGACGCCTGCGGTGGCCAACATCATGAGCAACTATCCGCTCGTGAGCGATGCGGTGGGCTTTTGCTACGAAGAGCAGGGGCATGCGTTTTACGTTCTCACCTTTCCGACGCAAGAGGCCACCTGGGTCTACGACCTCACCACGGACCTGTGGCATGAGCGCGGGCGCTTTGAGCGCGGGGAGTTCTTTCGATACCGCGCCAACTGCTTCATGAATTTCCAGAATCTGAGAATTGTCGGCGACTACATCAACGGCCGGCTCTATCAACTCTCGCGCACGGTATACACCGACGACGGCGATCCACTGGTGTGCGTGCGTCGCTGCCCGCACATCTGGAGCCGTGAGAATCGCGAGCGCATTTTTCAGGCCTCGCTGCAGGTGGAGTTCAAGGCCGGTGTCGGAAAGGCCAGCGGTGCCGCTGCCGATGTCGACCCGCAGTTCATGCTCTCGTGGTCGGACGATGGCGGTCAAACATTCACCAATGAGGAGCAGATTCCAATTGGCAAGATCGGCGAGACGCGCAATCGGGCCATCATTCGCCGCCTCAGTGTCTCGCGGGATCGCGTGTTCGAGGCTAGGTTCTCAGCCGCCGTGCGTCGCGACATCGTAGGCGCAACTCTGTACGCCGAGGTGTCCAAGTAATGGCTGGCCAAGCCCGCTTTTACATGGTGCCGGCTGAGACTCCGATCGCGGATCCTGGCCTGCGAGGACTCATCGCCACCAAGTCCTGGTTCATGTTCTTTTCGCAGCTCTACAAGGCCGCGGTGGATGGCATCTCACAGCCGCCGATGCAGGTGACTGTGAGCGGCAGTCCGTTTTTGTTCACGGCCACCGTCAAGGGGCAGGTATTTATCAACGGGGGTACGACAATCAGCACCGATTTCATTCGACCCGGCAACGTGCCAACGGCAGCGCCGCCGACCTTTTGCGTGATCCCGATGAATACCGGGGATCAGATTCTGATTTCGTTTGCGACTCCCCCGACCGTGACTTTTTACCCGATGTGAGGTAGCTTGATTTCCTTCATGGTGGTGGCCGCGCCGCGCTCAGGGACGACCTGGGCAAGTAACTGGCTGACCACTGACACGACGCTGTGTCTCCACGACCCATTATGGACACGGCATTACAGCGAGTTGGATGTGATCCAGAGCGACAAAATGCTCGGGATCGCGTGTACCGGGATTGCGCTGTTCCCGGACTGGCTCAACCAGCATCCGGCTCGCAAAGTGATCCTACATCGCCCCCTATCCGAAGTTGACGCATCGCTGGCCGCCATTGGCTTGCCCGCCTGCTCCCATGCGTGGCGCGGGGTGCTCGATCGCGTCGACGGGTGGCACCTCGACTGGCGCGACCTGTGGCGCATCCCTGAGCTGATCTACGAGCGACTGTTGCAGCGACCCATGGACGAAGAGCGCTACGAGCTGTTGCGACAGCTGCGCGTGCAGCCTGACTTTGAGCGCGTAGCGATCGATCCAGTCCACACGCAGCGTATGGTGCGCGCCATTCAAGGCGCGGCATGAAGATCAAGCGCCTAACGGGCGGAATCCTGGTCGATGAGATTGCCGCTGCGCTCGATGCCAACCCGCAGTTGTGGAATCAGCACCGGATGCGCACCGAGAGTCCGCACAGCCCGCACCGCGAGGTTGACGACATCTGGGTGCGGTACAACGCGGCTGAGAACTTCACAACCATGGATGAGTTCAACGGCCCGCACGAGTCAACGTGGTATCCGTCTGCTGATTTGTTACACGTGAAACAATTGGTGCTCGATGTGATGCGTTACGTGAGCGGCACTGCCCTGGGTGGCGTGCTCATCACGCGCATCCCGGCCGGCAAGCAGGTGTATCCACACGCGGATCAGGGCTGGCACGCGCGGCACTACGAGAAATTTGCACTTCAGATTCGCGGCAATGAGCGACAGGCGTTCTGTTTCGATGATGAGCAGCTCGTGACATTTCCAGGGGATCTTTACTCGTTCGACAACGCACACCGGCACTGGGTGAGGAACGAATCCGCCGAGGATCGCGTGACCATGATCGTTTGTGTGAGGAGACACTGAGATGCCCTTCGGCTACGCCGCCGGCGCCGCAGTCATTGGAGCTGGGCTCAGCGCAGATGCGAGCCGCGACGCTGCGAGGACGCAAGCGGGCGCGGCCAACCGTGCATCCGATGTGTCGCAAGCGCAGTTCGACCGGCTTCGAGAAGACCAACAGCCGTTCATCAATTCGGGCTATGGCGCCAATCAGCTGCTCTCCAGTCTGCTCGGGATCAACACCACGCGAGGCACGGGTCCAGGCACCACCGGAGTGCCGCTGAATAGAGAGTTCAACTCCGCGAACGGCCAGCTGGTCGGTGACAAGTATCTGCCGCGAGGCACGACTACCAAGAGCGTCGGCAAGGGATATTACGAGGTGATCTACAACGGCACTCGAATCGGCACGCTCAAGCCAGGAGGCAAAAACGGGAAGTACGTGGCCGATGGAGATGCCCTCCCAGAGCAGGCCTACGAGACGATAAATCCAGGCTATCGCGCTGGTGGCATGAGCAACGGCGGCCAAGACGGATTCGGCCCCGGCGCGAGCGTCGATGGCCGCGGGTTCACCTCGGCGCCTGGATTCGAGGTCGCAGATCGCCAGAGCGCCGATGGCAGCCCGGTACCGGGTGCCGCTGCTGGACCACAGCAGGGCTTTCTCACGCAACTGTTCGGCCCTGAGCAGTTTCGCGCCAACGTCGACCCCGGCTATCAGTTCCGCATGCAGCAGGGTACGCAGGGGATCCTCAATGGTGCCGCCTCGCGCACTGGCGCGCTGTCTGGGCCGGCCCTCAAGAGCCTCATCGACTACAACCAAGCGGCCGGTAGCCAAGAGTACGGCGCTGCCTTCGATCGCTTTCAGACGCAGCAGGGCAACATCTATCAGCGGCTGCTCGGGCTCACGGGTCTAGGGCAAAGCGCAGCGGCCGGCGTGGGCGCACAGGGCGTGGCGACCGGCGGGCAGATCGGCGCGAATATCATCGGCGCTGGTAATGCCTCAGCTGCCGGGCAGGTGGGCGCAGCGAATGCGTTCGGTGGAGCGCTGGGCGATCTGGGCTCGCTGGCACTGTTGCGCGGGCCGCTGCGCGGGTCGATGTAAGTGCCAGTCGACGCTGACATCGCGCTCAAGGTCAAGCCGGTCAACGTCACCGGCAAGTTGAGCGATCTGCTGGGCGTCAAGCGGCAGATGGTAGACATCGAGCGGGCGAAGTCGGAGACGAAACAGACGCAGCAGGATGAGCGGCAGCGTGCAGCGCTGGCCAGCTTCGACGTCGGAAAGATCATCGGCGACGACGGGACCATTGACCTAAACAAGATCCCCGACAGTGGGCTGCGTGAGGCTGCGGGCGATCAGTTTCCCGAGGTGCTGAGCAAATACGCGCAGGTCAAACAGCAGCAGATCCAGGCCAAGCAATCGCTGGTGCAGCTCAATGACACACAGCGCGCCTCATTCGGCGAAATGCTGGGCGCGCTGCGCTCAGATCCGGATGTAGCGCAGGATAGCCCTGAGGGCCGGCAGAAAGTGGCTGAGAGGTTCTCCCAGTACGCCGGGATCTATGGCGCTGACAGTGAGAAAGTCCTCAAGGCGTTCGCCGGCCCACTGCAGAACGCACCGCAGGGCAAGCTCGCGCAAGTGATCCAGAACATCCAGCTGCAGGCCACCTCGGCAGCGGATCAGGCATCGAGACAGGCGCCGTCGTACACCAACACCGGCAGCCAGCTCCAGCAGACCAACCCGTACGCGCAGCAGGGGCAGGCGCCGGGCAGCATCCCGCTGACCATTGCGCCCGGCGAACAGGAAGATACGATCAGCGGTCCAGACGGCAACCTGTACGTCAGAAAACGCGCGCCAAGCGGCAACATCACAGGCACTCGGCCACTCGCGCAGGACAATGGCGTTCCTTCCTATGCGCCGGGGCAGCAGGCGGCACTTACGAAGCAGAGCACCTCGAACTTCGACACCGCTTTCAACAATCGCTTTGCCGCGCAACAGGCGCCGCAGCAGCTCGACCAGATCCGCAAGGCCAAGGCGATCAGCAAGACGGTGGACACCGGCAAATGGTCGGCGCAGCGCGCGGGGCTGGAGTCTGGTTTGTCATCGCTGATTCCAGGACTGGACGCAGCCGAGAATGACGCCACCAAGCTGCAGGAGCTCGACAAGTTCCTGGAGCGAATCGCTGCGGATGCAACAAAGGTGCTCGGCACCTCTGCCAACACCGACGCCGCGCGCGAGTCGATCAGCAAGCAGAACGCCAGCATCGGCTACACCCCCAAGGCCATCCAGGATGTGTTGGCCTACGCCGAGGCGCAGACCATGGCCATGGGTGCGAAGGGCGATGCGCAGGAGAAATGGCTTACCGAGCACAAGGGCGACTTCACAAATCAGCATCAGTTCGAAACCGCGTGGCGCCAGGCGTATGACCCGGTTGTATTCCAGTGGCAAGCTGCTGATCCGGAGGATCGCAAGAAGATCGTCAGCAAACTGAGTCCGAAGCAAGCAGCAGAACTTAAAGAGAAACGAACCAAGCTCCGCGAAATGGGAGCGATCAAATAATGCCTGATGAATTCGACAGGATGCTTGATGAGCGCGCTGCATCGGCCGAAACCGATGACATGGACGCCATGCTCGATGCGCGCGCGGCTACCGATGCCGGGTCTGGGAAGCCCTCCCGCCAGCCCACCGAGGCAGATCGAGCGGCGCTGAAAGAGTTCGGCAAGCCCGAGGATCTGCCCTGGTACAAGCGCTCGGCACGCGGTGAGGTTGATCCAATTCTTGGCTCAGGGCAGATCGTCCAGAACGTCACGCCAGATTACGTGATGAACGCGGGACGCAAGATGACAGATCCTCTCGTCAACATGTTTGCCGGCGGTGAGGCCAAGGACACCTCCAATACCAGCACCGCGGAGTTCAACCGCGCCGTGCGCACAGACGAGGCCGGATATCAGGCGCAGCGCGCCGCGGCTGGCCAAAGCGGCATCGACGTCGCTCGAATCGCCGGCACCGTGGCCAATCCAATCACCTGGCTCGGGCCGGTGAAGGGCGGTCCGGGTGTGCTGGCCGGCATCAAGGCGGGCGCTCAAGCCGGCGCTTTCCAGGCGCTGCTGCAGCCGGTGACGAGCAGCGGCAGTTTCCTGTACGACAAGGCCATGCAGGGCCTCGTCGGCGGCGTTGCGGGCGGCACCCTAGGTGGAGCCTTCGCCAAGCTCGCACCGCTCTTTGGCAAGGCCCGTGAGGCGCTGGGCAAGGCCTTTGGCCAGGCCGATAGAAACGCCCAGGCGGCTGCCGCTGCTCAGGTGGCTGACGATGCGCTGCGGGCTGTGAATGCCGATCCGGCGCTCGTGGATCCGGCCGTGCGGACCGCAATCAAAACCGAGGTCGGCGATGCATTGCGGGCCGGTGTGAATCCGGACCCAGTCGTGATGACCAACCGCGCTGATGCTGCAGCGCTGCCCGTGCCGATGCAGTACACGCGCGGGCAGGCGACTCGGGACAACCTTCTTTACAGCTGGGAAAAAACCAAGTCAAAGCTCAAAGGCTACGAGGATCTGAACGAGATTCTGACCGGCCAGAATAGGCAGCTGATTGAAAACATGAACGAACTGGGCGCGCGCAATGCGCTGAGTCCCTTCGAGGCATCCGAGCAGGCTATTTCGCGTCTTCAGCAAATCGATGACGGCCTCAAGAAGGGCGTCACTGAAGCGTACGAAAAGGTGAAAAACTCGGCCGGCCAGTCCGCGCTGATGGATTCAGCGGACTTTCTTGATAAGGCCCGCGCCGGGCTGCGTGGACAAGAGGATTTCCTTCCATCGCAATTTCGCAGCACGCTGAATGCACTGGAGCTGGGGCAAACCCCGCTGACCGTGAACACCGTGCAGCAGCTCGATAAGCAGCTCTACACTGAGATGGCCAACACGACCAACGGCAACATCAAATCGGCCATCAATGCATTCCGGCAGGCCCTCAACGGAGCAAAGCTGAGCGATACGCTTGGGGATGACTCGATGCGCCAGTATAAGGCCGCGAAGCAGTTGCATGCTCAGCGGATGGGGCTCATTGAGGACAATCCAGCCTATAAGGCGGTGGTGGATGGCAAAGCAGAAGCCGAGAAGTTTTTCGCGAACTACGTGGCCGGCTCAAACGTCTCGCAACTGCCGGGGTTGAAACAGCTGCTCGGCCCCGAAGTGGTGAAGACCATCAAGAACACCACCGTGGGGCAGCTGAAAAAAGCAGCGCTTGGCCCGGCGAGCGATGAAAACGGCGTATTCGGCCAGGCTGGGTACAACAGCGTCCTTCAGAGCGATGTCATGGGCCCCCGCCTTCGGGCGTGGTTCGCGGATGAGCCGGTGCGCCTCGGGCACCTATACCGACTTGGACGAGTTGCAGAAAACATCGTCAAGTACCCCTCAAACCACAATGTGAATACCAGCAATAGCGCCACAGTTGGCGCTGAGCTGCTCCGAGAGGGATTGGAGAGCGGCTCTGCCGGTATTCCAATCGTCGGAGGCCTGGTTAGGGGGGGCAGAAAGTACACCGAGAGCGTAGGCAGGCGACAGGCTATCAAGGACTCTGTCTCGCCCACCGTCACACGCGAGCCGCTGCGCCCGAAGCAATCAAAGACCCAGGCGCGGCTTTCCGATCTTCTGTCTCGCGGCACGGCGGCTGCGGGCCCTGCTGATCTGATCTCGCGCGCCTTTCGCGAGGACAAGGAGTAGGGGCCAAATGATCTCCCTGATTGTCATGATGATTGCGGTAACGATGGCGGCACGAATCATTGGTGAGTCTTGCATATGCGGTGAATTATGAATCTGGCTCCGCTCGCGATCCAGCAGTTTTTTGACAACAATGGCAACCCAGCTGTTGGCTTCAAGCTTTTCACATACGCGGCCGGCACGACAACTAAGCTCGCAACGTACATAGATTCGGGTGGATTGACACCGAACACGAATCCAATTGTGCTCAACTTCCGCGGCGAGGCTCGGATATGGATCGACCCGACCTTAAGCTACAAATTTACCCTAGCACCTTCGACCGATACCGATCCGCCGGGAAATCCGATATGGACGGTCGACAACATCACTGCCGGCCCTGCGAGCATGGACAATGCCGCCATCGATACGGGCGGCGGCAACAACGTACTGCTGAGCATTCCGAACCTGCCGTCCACCCCTTCGATTTTCACGCGCATTGTCTGGAAGGCTGCGGCGACGAATAGCGGCGCGATGACGATTGCCATCAACGGTGGTGCGACCAAAAACCTGCTGACTCAGGAATTGGCCGCGATGCAATCGCAGTCGGTGCGGCAAAATGGCATATACCAAGCGATCTACGACGGCACGCAGTGGCAGACTGGCATACCTGTTTATACGGGCGTGCTTCAATACACGGGTACACTGACGCAATGCACGACTGCGCCTACTGGGCAGATTTCGTATTCTCTAATCGGAAACTTGGTGCTGCTGGATATTCCTTCGATAACAGCCACCAGCGCTAACACAAACCAGCCGACTATAACCGGAATGCCTGCGGCGATATGGCCGGCAAATCAGCAGGTTTTGTCTGCGGTCGTTTACAACAACAGTGTCCCGATAAACTCATCCATTGCCATCGGAACTAACGGCGTGATCTCTCTGTTCAACACCGGGTTAAGCGCTCTTTTCACGGCCGCTGGCACGAAGGGTATCAACGCATACACTGTACTTTACAGGCGCCTGTGAGATGAGCAACATCAACCCGGAAACCCGCCCGCCGGCCATCACGGAAGAACAACTGCAGCGGCTGCTGCAGTCAATCGAACGCATGCGCTCAGAGGGAAATGTGAGCCTCACAGATCCGCGCGTGTCGCAGGTGCAGACATGGATCCTAGGACTGGTCGGGATGGGATTGATTGCAGCCGGCTGCTGGGTGGCGCAGAGCATCGGTACTCTGAGTTCTACCGTTTCCGCCTCGGTACAGCGGCTCGACCAGTACGGCACAACACTGCAGGATCACGAGCAGCGACTCAGGGACCAGGAGCGAAAGCCATGAGCGAGGATTCGCAATACGAGCATGAATTCATGTCCCCGCAAAACGGCTGGCAGCACCGAGGCAATGGTGGCGTGTATGCGCCAATCGATGCCAGCAGCAACAAGTCTCTACCGTGGATCGTATTCAGTTGGTTCTTGAGCGGCGGCTCGATCATCGGGCTGATACTGCTGGCCATCATTCTGCCTTCGTATGTGGATTCCAAGATCGAGGGTAGGGTGGCGAAGGCCGAAGCAATTGCCGAGTTGGCTAGACGCGATGCCAGCATTTCGAAAGACATGGTTGATTTAGATCGAGCGAAGTTGAAAGCGAAAGAGGAATTGAAGCATGAGCGATGAAGAGGAAGAGCGGCGGCGAAGAAATGTCATTCGCATCGCTGCTGAAAGCTCCGTCCTGACAGCCGATCAGCGCGTTTTTCTGCGCGAGGTGGAAGCAGAGATCGGTGCCGGCATAACTCCGAATCCAATTGTGCGCTGGCAGGTACGGCGACTGGTTGGGCGAGTAGCAACAGGGCCGTGAACGTACTCACGCCCGAACTACTGATCCGCCTCATGCCCGCCGCCGGTGGTCGCGCGTCGATCCATGCCGAGCACCTCGAGCGGTCGATGCAGTCGGCCGAGATCAACACGGCGCAACGTCGAGCCGCATTTTTGGCGCAGATCGCGCACGAGTCTGGCAGCCTGCGCTACGTTGAGGAAATTGCGGACGGCAGTGCGTACGAGGGGCGTGTGGACCTTGGAAACACACAGCCGGGTTGGGGCCGGCTCTACAAGGGAAGGGGATTTTTGCAGATTACGGGCCGCACAAACTACCGGCGCTGCGGCGAGGCGCTGAAGCTCGATCTGCTCGCATCACCCGCGCTGTTGTGCACGCCCGAGAATGCGGCCCGTGCGTCGACGTGGTTTTGGCAGTCGCGGCAGTTGAACGAGCTCGCCGACCGCGATCAGTTCGGTCTCGTCACCAAGAGAATAAACGGTGGTTACAACGGACTCGACGATCGACTCCAACACTGGCTGCGATGCCGGAAGATATTTGGACTATGAACGAAGGCGCTCCTCAGAACAAAGTACTGGCTGGCCTGCCAATTGCCGGCGCCGCGGGCTTCCTATGCTGGTTGTCGAAGACTGTATGGGGCTTCGAGATACCAGCAGAGCAGGCGCTATTCATTGTTGGTCTGCTCACCTTCGTTGTTCAGTATTACGTTCGTAACAAAGGGGTGAGCCAGTGACTACCCCTGACATCTTGCTCATCCTCGGTGGCGTCGGCATCCTGCTCACCAACATCGGCGGGCTCGTGATCCAGATCATCACGGCCCTGAAAGTCGCGAAGGTCGAGACTCACACCAACGGCATGCAGCAGCAGTTGATAGCGTCGGCCAAGAAAGAGGGCGCACAGGAAGAGAAGGACAGGAAATGATCTTCCTCGCCCGCTTCTGGCCGGTGTTCGCCGTTGCCGCGCTACTGGGATTGCTCACGTGGTGGGCGCATGTCGCGCTCGATCGTGCCGACCAGCGTGGCTACGATCGTGCTACGGGCGAGATGCAAATATCAATTGCCGCGGCCAACGCCAAGGGCCGATCCGATGAACAGGCAGCGCAGGCGCGCGCCAATGAGGTTGACCGTGAACATCAGAAAGCCATCACTGACCTTGTCGCCAAGTACGCTGCTCGCCCTGTGCCTGCTGTGCGGCTGTGCCCACCAGCAGCCCGTCAAGTTCACCTGCCCTCAGCCCCCGCAGCCGCCAGCGTCGATACTGCTGGCGCCGGAAGAGACGGACTTCCTGGGGCGGTTGCTCCAGATATTGGGCCACAGCTCGAGCAGCTCGTCAGAGTTGCCGACGAGCAAACCGAGCGATTGATTTCCTGCCAGGCATTTATCAATGCGAGGTAGGAACAAGCACAAGAAGCATGCCGTTGCTCACCTATGGCGCCGCGATCATCGAAACAAGATTCGCATCATCTCTGAATGCGGGAACGCGCAAAGTTTCGCCGACGATGTTGTAGTTGACGACAAGGCGCCTCTCTGCAAGCACTGCAAGCGATTATCGGGAGTTGGAAATGTACAGCGTTAAAGGCGGTTTGATCTTCGACGGAACCAGCGAAATCAGGCTGCGGGGCGTATCGCACCACGGGTTCAACGCGCCGATATTGCGGCCTGAGTATCTGTGGGAGATGGGTTGGAAGGAGCAGCTTGCACAGATAAAGTCGCTCGGCTTCAACGCGGTGCGCTGTCCTTTCGTGCCGGATACGCTGAAGACGCCAAAGGGCGCAGATAGCTACCTCGAGCCACGGCTCAATGCGGACCTGAGCGGCAAGACGCCGCTGCAGACCCTCGATATGTGGATGGCAGAAGCAGATCGCATCGGGCTGTACATCCTGCTGGACTTTCACTCAGTCACGCCGAAGACACAGTTTCCTCTCTGGTACTGCAACGACCCGACATTGATTTACAACAAGAAGATATACACAAAAGAGAATTGGATTCGTGACCTTGTGTTCGTTGCAGCTCGATACAAGCATCTGCCGCAGTTCCTCGGCATCGACATCTTCAACGAGCCGCACGGTGACGCGCGTTGGAACGCTGGCGATTTGAACATGCAGAAGCCTTCCAATTACTGGAAAATTGAAGCGCAAATGGCCGCATCCTCAGTGCTCGCGGCGAACCCAAACATCCTGATATTCGTGCAAGGCTGTGTTGCAATGGACGGCAAGTCCAAGCCGGAAGAAGCAAATTGGGGCGAGGACTTTCAGGCGCACGCGTACGACCCGCTTAAGATGCCGAAGGACAATCTTGTTTTGTCCTGCCACACCTACGGACCCGACGTGTACCGAAAGAAGCTGTTCGACGACCCAACGTTCCCGGCCAACCTGCCCGGTCACTGGGATACGTTGTTCGGGCAGTTTCGGACGGTACACGCCGTGGTCCCTGGAGAGTGGGGCGGGTTGTACGGCAACGGGCAGGTGAGTGAGTCGACCAAGAAACCCAGTGGCCCCGAAGACATCGCTTGGCAAAACGCCTTCGTCGACTACATGATTTCGCGGGGAATTCGCAGCAGCTTCTATTGGTCGTACACGCCGAACAGCGGTGATACCGGCGGCGTGCTAGACAACAACCTGCAGGTGCGTGAGGACAAGATGGTCATGCTAAATCGGTTGTGGGCTGCGGCACCGCCGGTCCCAGTCGTTCCGCCCACACCTGGGCCATCGCGTCCTCAGATCATTGTGGCGGACGGCAATATACAGATCATCGGCAAGGGCAGCGTGACCATCACGGTTGGCTGACACTACCCGCGCGCCGCCGGCTATCGCTTGCTGGGGTACGCCATCTTTGCCCGAGGCGGTAGGTAGCCGCGGGCCTTCGCCAGCGCCTTCTGATTCGGCGCCCGCGGCTTCCCATTCTCATCGACGCACGCCGCGACAAACTCATCGAATGCGGCGCTGAGCGCGCGAAGAGCCATGCGGTCGATACCATCATCGCTGCCTTTCATTTCATCGCCTCGGGCCCGAACGGGAATTCACCCTTTGCGCATCCTCAGCCGTTTCCTCCACCACGCTCATCCCCCGATGCCGAGCGCTCAGCCGGCGCGCGTGCATGGCGAAGTCGTGTATGGCGAAGTCGTGTATGGCGCGGGTGAGTCGCGCTCGGTCCTGCGGGCTTGCTGAGCTGCGCAGGGCAATGTCGGCAGCCCACCGGATGCGGCTGGCCAGGGCCTCGGCCTTGTAGGCCGCTCGCTGGTAGGACTCGGCCGTGAGTGGCCGAGTCGAGCGGCGTGTGAATTGGGTGGACATCTCAGGCTACTGGAGTCAGGTACTTCGGGGCCGCGATATATTCCCGATCGCCGACCATGACACCAACGAAAAACTCATTGACCACCCGCGCAATGGTGCCGGTTATCTCCGGCGCCGAACCGTCGCATCCAGCAGGGCCGGTGACCAGGGAGCCAATGCCCCCGAGCCTGGCAATCTCGGCGTCGCACGAGGCTCGGGCTTGGGCCGCTCCGAGCGCTAGCTCTGCTGATACCTGATGTACGCTGCCATCTCGATTCGCGGTCGACGCTTTGCTGCTCATGTCTCTATCTCCCCTCCGGTACTCGCCCCGGCGTAGCGTTGCCGCGATGTGCGGTGGCCTCTCGATGGGTGCAGTATATCTATGCGCACACCGAAAGCAACTATTATTTAGTGCGCAGATGAAATTAGTTGCCCGGCGTCGCATCCAGCAGGCGCTGGACACCGGCTGATGCGCTCCCGTCCCCGAGCCGCTCAAGCCTGGCGATGGCCTCGTGTGGCAGGTACAGGTTGATGGCCCGGCCAGTGCGGCCGGTGCCGGTGCCCTTGGGGCGGCCGCGGGGGCGTTTGGGGGGTTGCTTGCTCATCCAGGGATATTAATCTATGCGCACATGCATGCGCTACTTGGCCCGCCGCGTCGGTATCCGGATCTGAATCGCTCTCCGATATACAGCTACAAGGCATTGATTCAACTGTCCCAGAAATTCCAATTTATGCCCGATTTTCCAACCCCTCGAAAACGCATATCCGTCGTTTAGATTCATAGTCTTGCGCCGCTGGCAGGCAAGTATGGGATGCATAACTGCTACACCTCTGCTGCTGCCGAAATTCTCATGTTTTCCGATTCGTTCCCGAATCCTTCCTTTATCCAGTGTTCCCGATTTTCACCTTGACCCACTCCCCGCG